TCCCTTGATAGTACAGCCCTACATGAGCTTCTCCATGTAATGCTGCATGACCTTATGACGGCGGCTCAAGATCCTAAATCATCTCAAGATGAAATAGACAAACAAGAGCACAGAGTTATCAACCTACTTGAGCGATTGCTCTTAAAGGATTCAGATGGGCGCTCATAATCAAACTTGCACAGATGATGAATTTATTGCTCTGTGGGAACAGCACCAGTCTGCCGCAAAATTGGCAAGAATCCTTGGTGTTGCGACCCGTAATGTTCAAAATAGAAGGCGCAATCTTGAAGCTCTATACAACATAAGACTTTTCAGTGCTGACCCTAGAAGTAATTATTACGATCCACGACAAGCCTCTTACTCTCCACTAAAGCAAATTGACCTTGGCATACTTGACGGGACTGTAATTGTCTTCTCAGATGCCCACTTCATTCCCTCAGAGCGTTCTACGGCTTTTAAAGGGCTTTTGTACATGATTGAGACGCTTAAACCAGTGGCAGTGATAGCTAATGGGGATTCTTTTGACGGAGCTTCCATAAGCCGCCATGACCCAACTGACCAGCCCGCTACCACAGTCATTCAAGAATTAAAGGCTACACAAGGCGCATTGGGTGAGATTGAGGAACGCGCCAAAGCAGAGCGCCACAATGTGCGCTTGATTCATACATGGGGGAACCATGACGCTCGCTTTGCAAATAGACTTGCACAACACGCACCACAATATAAAGATGTACTTGGCTTCAAGATTACAGACCACATCCCTGATTGGGAATTCTGCTGGGCTTGTTGGCCTACTAGCAATACCATCGTAAAACATCGTTATAAAGGTGGTGTTCACGCAACTCACAACAATACTGTAAATTCTGGTGTAAACATCGTTACAGGACACCTTCATAGTTTAAAGGTGACCCCATTCTCAGATTACCGAGGCGTGAGGTTTGGCACTGACACAGGCACATTAGCAGAGCCAGATGGCCCTCAGTTTAATTACGCTGAATTAAATCCATCAAATCATAGGTCAGGCTTTGCAGTTCTGACCTTTTTTAATGGTGAGCTATTGTGGCCTGAATTAGTCCATGCCTTTAGTGAAGACTGCATCCAGTTCAGGGGTGAAGTGATTGACGTAAGTGCGTTTTAGTCCTCATAAGGACAATAAAGAGTAAAACAGTATGAGTGCTTGGTTAATTGTTCTCACGGGGGCAATCTACGCATATATTGCGGTGGAACAGTTGCTAAGGGGAAACCCGTATATGGCAGTCGTATACGCTGGGTATGCGTTTAGTAATGTGGGGCTTTACCTTTTAGCAAAGTAAGCCCCACTCAATTACTCTGCAGCTTCTTCTTCTTCTGTGTCTTCTTCAAACTCAATCTCAAGGCTGTCAACAGCTTCATAGTCAACCGCCCATCCATGCTCCTCTTGGAATTCAATAAATTCCTGAATGATCTGAATCTTCTCAAAGTCATTAGTCTCTACAGTGATTTTTTCTGAATCAAGCCAGCCAAAAGTGATCTCAAATTTCATGGTATTCCCCGTTAACGCAACCAATTGTTGCAATGAAATACTAGGCTTAATTTGTGACAATTGCTTGCCATTCACGTTCGCCTCGCCCTGAATTGGATGTTACTTTTTCACCCGTTAAGGTGATAAGACCAAGGACTTTCATCTCATTGAGCCGCCTGGCGACCTGATTGCCGTCAAGATCGGTGCGGCTTGAAATGCCATCTTTGCCCAGCGGCCCATGCTTTTGCAAGCACTCCAAGATGATGATGTGGTGCTGATTGGCTATTTCCTTGATTGAGTCGGCTGCTTCATAGGAAGTCACGGGGTCAGTTGCCCTGACCCGTGGGAACTCAGGAAATATTCTGTCAAAAAATTTCACATAGTCCATGACTTTTCCTCAGAATGGTGCGTCATCAATGGGTAAGCCTTTGAATTCTTCTCTAGGCTTTGGGGTGTTCATATATGCCCAGCCGTTCCAGCCGCCATCAGGCAGAGGGATGCTGTCAAGTTTAAGCATTAGGCCGTTTTTAGTCTCGATGACCGAGCCAATGGTTTGATAGCGGGATTTTTCCTGACCATCTTTGTTGGTGTACTTACCTGAAACAATGGTGATTTCGTAGACTTTAGACATTTTTGACTTTCATTAGTTGGTTTATTTTGGTATCAAGTTCAGCAAGGAATTTGACGATTTCATCTTCAATCAGTTTGATATACATCTCATCCCGTTGGACACGTTTCACAAACATCTGAAGTTCTGTTGGTAGGCGATTGTCAAAGCTGACAAAATCACACCATTTACGCCCTGTGCAAGCTATCTGAAACTGCATCTGGGTGTAGTATTTATTTGGCACACTCTCAGACAATAAAGTCTCAATATGTGTTGCAGTATTGGGGCATTTGATCTCAATCAATCCATCATCCCCAACAAGGCCATCAGGAGACGCACCAGACATTTCTATGGTGGGATGGTATACAAACCCCACCTCATCGACTAAAACGTCATAGCGGGCTTCATAGGCGGCTCTTGCATACGCCTCGGTCTCAATTCCATGTTGAATGGCAGCGTTGGTAAAACTCTCACCCTTTTGGCCTGTCAAGCGTTCACAGACTAATTGCGCCATGTAGTTATCACGAGTGGTTGAGTAGCCTGTCTTGGTCTTGGCAAGCACATCAGCCACACGACTAGCGGTAACTTTGCCGATGCGGATGTTAAACCAGGCTTCTGTTCCTTGTTCCATAAGTTCAATCATTGGTTTTTCTCCATTAATTTTTCAAGGGCGGTGTCGATGGTGTCTCGCACCCCTAAACCGATTTCCATGATTTGCATGATTTCTTCATCTGTCAGATTTGCCAAAGGTTTAAGAGTCTTTTGAACCTTGGCCTGTGCCGCCATGCCATCCTCAAAACCTTTGCCATAAACAGCGTGGTCAGCGTCAATCAATTGTTTGATTAGATTTAAACTTTCCTCGCAAACCTTGGTCAAGCTCTCTACAGCTATTGCACGTTTGATAATCATGTTTTCCCCCTTGTTCTGATGGCAAGAGCCGTTCCCCAATCAAGTCGTTTCTCTGCCAATCTTGCACATTCTTCACGCTCGATAAGCACAGCGGCTTTGATGGCATCGGCTTCCCAATGGTAGGGCTGGCCTTTCATTTGGTTTTCACGCTCGATGCGCTCAAACTCATCATCTTCATCTGTATGGATCATAATTTCCCTTTTGCGCCACATTAAAGTTTTGCCTTGGCTTTGTCTTTGGCAGCGATGACTTTCATCTGCCAGGCTTTATCGCCATCACAGGCCGCATAAGCGACTTTGTAGGCAATCTTGAGTTCATCTTGTGTGGTGGCGTTGTCAATCGCCAAGAACAAGTCAATCATGGTGTCAGGCTCAATGGTTGATTCAGGCTCTACAAAAGAAGGCAGATCATCTCCGCTGTATATGTATAGACCCAAACCATGCAAGCTAAGTGCCTTAGTCATGCACCTCATAATTGCCGTGTTCACATTAAAGCTGTCCAATTTAGTGATTACTTCTTTGCCATATTTATTGATTGTTGTTGTACCCTCAATGGTGATTGGCTTGTTAGTGTTGTCCATCACAGGCAATTGACAGACCATTGGTTTGCCAAACATAGTGACTGTGACCCAGACCATTGCTGTGCCATTAATGTCCATGTAGCACTTATCACCAAACATTTGCACATTAAAAGTGGCCTGTGGATCGGCCTTGAGAGCCTCTGCCCATGCCCAAGCCCATGAAAGGTATGTTAGGTTGGCTTTTTTCTCTGTGTGTTCGTTGACGTTTAACGTCAGTAAATTAGCGACTGTCATTTAGCCTCTCCAAGCAAGTAAAACACCCCAACCGCCAAAGATGACAATTGCCAAAAAGCACTCAACAATGGTTTGAATAATCTTAGATTTCATTTTGTTCTTTCAGCATACGAGTGTGGTGGGTTTTGACTTCATCCATGATGTAGTCTGATTGGTCTTTGGGCAAATCGTAGGTAATGTCATTACCCTGTTGGTCGTACACAAACACATCGTAAATTTCTGCTGTGTTGTGGTCGTAAGGCAGATTGTTTTCTGCGGGGTAGTAGTCGTAGCCGACTGTTACTTTGTCAAAACTGTCGCCATCATTGTGTGTGATGAGATCGTCAAAGTGATATTTAAGTTTGTAGTCAATCATGGTGACTCCTTAAACTGTTGCCAAACGCATTGCACGTTCTGTTGCTTCAGTCCAGTTTGCAACCCATTTAAAGGACAAAGTTCCCTCAATTTGATAGGCTTTAAACTCGCCTTGATAACCTATTGCAAAGGTAAAGGTGCGGTTTTTGTTGTCTCTGGTGATCTTGACCCATTTGCCGTTTGTACGGATGGTTTTTTCTGTAAAGCGTGTCATGTTGACTCCTAAATAGACCCTTGGCGAAGTGCTTGGGCTTGACGCAATAGTACACCAAACTAAACACGCATTAAAGAATTTTATAAAATATTTTTTTATGTAGCTTTTTTGCAAATTACCTTTTGTTTATTTTGCTATACTGATTGCATGGACAAACAAAAAGCGATCACATTGGCTGGCTCACAGAGTGAGCTTGCAAGAATTTTGGGCATTACTAGGGCAGCAGTACACAACTGGAAAACCATCCCAACGGGGCGGCTTTATCAATTGATGGTGTTGCGGCCTGATTGGTTTATCGAGTAAGATTGTTTGAAACACGGCTAGGTACGAAGTCATGAGCGTACTGAAAAGAGAAGTCTCCCCTCCTGCCGCAGTTTCTTTTTTGGGAGGATTGGAACTTGAGACTAATATGCTATTAAAACCCAAAAATTGGGCCGTCTTTCAACATTACAAAGACCGCTGCCCACCTTGGATAAAACTTCATCGTGACCTATTAAACGACAGAAAATTTATGCGCTTGCCTATTGCTAGCAAAGCGATAGCACCATTACTCTGGTTGCTAGCAAGCGAATCAAAAGATGGTGTTTTTGATGGCTCACTAGATGAGCTTGTCTTTCGATTACACATTACCCCTAAAGAATATCAAGATGGCGTTAAGCCTTTGATTGATAACCAGTTCTTTGTTGTTGCTAGCATCGTGCTAGCAGAAAGCAAGCAAATTGCTATCCCAGAGACAGAGACAGAGGCAGAGAGAGAGACAGATAAATATATATGTCCACCTAGCGGTGAACCTGACGATCCAAAAATTCCAAAATGTGAACATCAGTCGGTCATTGATATGTATCACAAGTATCTACCCACCCTGCGAAAAGTCGATGTTTGGTATACTGCCAGACAGGGTTATCTCAGGCAGCGTTGGCGTGAAGTGGCTTTAGAGTTGGCAAAGGAAAAGAATATTGTGGCTGACGACATCCTCACTTGGTTTGGCGACTTCTTTCAGCACATTGGCACATCTAAGTTTTTGACAGGCAAGGTCAACAGCAAGGATGGTCGGGCATTTACTGCGGACTTAGAGTGGATTTTGAAGCCAAGCAATTTTGCAAAAATCGTTGAGGGAAAATATCATGGCGCTAACTAATTTTAAGAATCATCAAGTTGAATCTACTTTTGACACAAACCTTTGCTCTGTGCCTGGTTGCACAAGCTGGTGGTCAGTCAA